AATCCAATCATTTTGTTTAATCACAACTACGACAAACCAATTGGTCGTGCAAAAGATTTAAAAGTTACAGAAAACGGTTTAGAAATATCTGCAAAGATATCAAAAGCTGCTGGAGATGTAACACAATTAATTAAAGACGGTGTCCTTGGAGCTTTTTCTGTCGGTTTCAAAGTCAAGGAAGCCGATTATATGACAGAAACCGATGGATACAAAATAAAGGACGCGGAGCTTTTTGAAGTTTCTGTAGTATCAGTACCTTGCAACCAAGGGGCAACCTTTGGCTTAAGCAAGTCATTTGATAGTATGGAGCAATACAACGAGTATAAGCAAACTTTTTATAAGGCTAACCCAGCAGAAATAGCAGACGCTGTTAATGTTGAGCAGCCAAGAAGGGAGGAATCCCATAACATGGAGACAAATATGTCAAAAGAAAATAAATCTCCTGAAAGCAACTCAGAGTTCAATCTTGAGGCATTCGCAAAGCAAGTAGCTGCAGATACAGCTGCTGAAATTGCAATGAAACAAGCTGAACAAAAAGCTGCTGAACAGAAGGCTGCAGACGAAGCTGCTCAAAAAGCAACTGACGACGCCGAAGTTCAAAAAGCTGCTGAAGTAGCAGATCAGGAAAAAACTAAAACTATAGTTGAAGCAGGTCTATCAGGAGCTGAAAAGCTAATGAATGACGTGGAATCTAGAGTTAATGAGAACTATTCTAACTTAGAATCAGTTGTTAAATCTCTTGAATCTCAATTAGCTGAGAAATCAGAAGAAATCATGAACATCAGAGAGTCTAAAAGACATTTCTCTGACAGAAATGGTCAAGGCGATTGGAAGAAAACTTTTGAGCAAGATATCGTTGACGCAAAATTTGCTGGTCTAGCGACTGGTAAAGGATGGGACAGTGAAGTTGCTAAAGGCGTGATGGAAAAAGTTAACACTCATTCAGGTGTAAATGTTTCATCAGCTGATTTCGAACAAATCGTTTCAACAAACATAGAAAGAGATATTCAAAATGAATTAGTCTTAGCTCCTCTATTTAGAGAAGTACCAATGACTTCTGCAAACATGATTATCCCAATCTTACCAGATAGCGGTTACGCTGAATTTACTTCAGGGTCTGCTGTAGCAAACGACAATTTAGATATGAGGTCTGCTTCTTATGGTGACGATGCTGGGGTATCTATGGCTGAAAGAACTCTTTCAACTAAAAAACTTATCTCTCAATCATTCCTAGGTAATGAAACTGAAGAAGATGCAATCTTACCAATCCTTCCTTTAATTAGAGAATCAATGGTAAGATCACACGCTAGAGCAATTGAAAACTCAATCCTAGCTGGTGATGATGCTGACGGAGTATTCGGTACTAGTGGAGCTTCTTTCGAAGGTTTACTACACTTAGCAAGAAATGACAGTGACTACACACAATCAGGAACTGCTTTTGCAACTGATAAAATTGTAGCAACTGACTTACTTGAAATGAGAAAGAACATGGGTAAATATGGTGTGAACCCAAGTGAAGTAGTATATATTGTTTCACAAAGATCATACTACGAACTATTAGAAGATGCAGAGTTCCAAGACGCTAACCTAGTTGGCGACATGGCTACTAAGCTTTCTGGTGAAATTGGTCAAGTATTCGGTTCAAGAGTACTATTATGTGACGAGTTTGCTACACCAGCAGTTTCTAAGTTCGGAGCTATCGCTGTTAACCCAAGAAACTATGTAATGCCAAGATTAAGAGGCGTTACTGTAGAATCTGACTACGAAGTTATTAATCAAAGAAGAGTCTTAGTGGCTTCTCAGAGATTAGGATTCACTGACTTAATTGACGGTGCAACTTCTAAATGGGCTTGGATGTACAAAGCTAGCTAATATTAGCGCAATACGGTTTCAGGGAGTGTACCTAACACTCCCCCTTTTTAATTATGGCGAATTTAATAACATTACAACAGTATAAAAACTTTGCAGGTCTGACAGGACAGTCTGAAGACGCAAAGATTAATGTAATTATACCAGCCATCAGTCAAGCAGTAAAAACTTATTGCGGGACGAGTTTTGTAGACTATTATTCAAGTGCAAAGACAGAATACTATGACATCAATGATCAGTACACTAATGCAATAATACTCGATGAAAGTCCAATTGTGAGCGTGACTTCAGTTGCCGAAAGGAAGAAGCAATCAGACTCATATACGACACTAATAACAGAAAACTCCGACAGTAGCGGAAAGTATGAATACATAGTAGATGAAGTAGCAGATACTATTTTTAGAACTACTGAATCAGGAGACAAAATGTTTCCACAAGGAAGAAAAGCGGTAAAAGTTGTGTATACTTCAGGGTATGCAGCAACACCGGAAGATTTAAAACTAGCATGTTTTGATTTAACTAAGTATTATTTAAAAGATGAAAGAAAACAAAACTTAACTATTTCAGGTGCACAGATACAAAATCCTGTATCAACAAGTTTAAGGGAAAACATAGGTTTTCCAGACCATATTAAACGTATATTGGATTTTTATAAGATACATAAGTAATGGCTTTAACAAAAATTAAAACCGAAATAAACTTATTTTTAGACAAGGAAAGTAAAAAAATTGGTAAAGGCTTCATAATTGGAGGTGAGTCAGTACTGGAAATTACTATAGGTGGGCAAGAGTTTATTGATGCCATGTTAAAAGTAACAGAGAGAATACTTGATCAAATGGCTCCACATCTAAAAAAGTATAATAATAAAACTAATTGGAATGAAGCACTTGCTGATACAACTGCAGAATTGAGGTCAATGAGAGGAGTAAAAGTAGGTGCAAATTTTTATAGATTTGCAACAGGTAGTAAAATTACTACACCACCTTTACTGGGGTATCCTACTTTAAATCCAGGAGTTTATGCAGATACTTTGACAAAAACAAGACTAAAATTAAGTCTAGTTTCTAGTGATAGTTCAGGGTTAAAATTTAATAATACTCAAGCTAATTCATTATTTGTCGGGTTACGTGGTGCTTTGTGGGATAAGTGGATAAAGATTGTTGATAAAAAAAGTAAAACTGCCAATAATTTACCAGGTTCAGAAGACCGAGGGAAAAGAACTAGTACAGACGACTCATCAGTAAGATCGGGTACTATTAGAGGGTTACTAGGATCAGGAGGGGTAAAAGCAGCTCATTCCGAAAAAAGTACTCAAGCATCTTTTGTACTTGCTTCTTTGATAGATAAGGCTCCTGCTATGAGTCTTCCAGCACTTATTAATCCTAGGGATATTGGACAAGAAGTACAAAAAAGTTTAAAATTAAGTTATTCAAGACAGAGAACTAAAAGAAAACTTGGAGCTTACACCCAAGCAAATATGGTAGAAGTTCGTTTTGCACGAAATACAGATGAAACTACTGACTTAGGCCCAATAAAAACTGCTATAGAAAAAACTTTAAGAGAAAAAATTAAAGTAGCATTTAAAGCAGGTCTTATTGCAGACATGACTGAAAAAGCAAGTAAACCTTTTACTGAGGCTGCTCAAGAAGATGTAATAAAAACTTTAGTTGATAGTTTTAAAACAAAGAAAACAAGAATTAAAAAGAAAACTAATGCAAAAAAGTTTACTCCTATAAAAGATAATATAGACATTAGGAAACCTTCTAGAACTAGTAAAAAAGCGCAGAGAAGGAATATAAGAATAGCAGGCGCAACAGTTTTTAGACAAGCAAGTGGAAAACCACAAGCAAAACATAAAAGTTTAGCGAGTATAAAGTCTAAGATTAATAGTAGACTACCTGCAGAAGTTAGAAGAAATATGGGAAGACCTGCTCTTATCAATCAAACAGGCAGATTTTCTAATAGTGTAGAGTTAGTGAACTTAAGGGAAGGACCAAAAAGTTTAATAGGGGAGTATACGTATATGCACAATCCTTATAGAACATTTGAAAATGAAGGACAAAGAAGATGGCCTGCAGGTTATAATCCTAAACCTTTAATAACAAAAAGTATAAGGAATTTAGCTTTACAACAAGTAGAAGCAAAATTTACACTTAGGAGAGTATAATGGCACAAAGAACGCAAAGAAAAAAGATAGCCCAAGCTCTCGTAAATAAAATAAAAGAAATAGATGGGAATCATCCTTTTAATTCTAATATATTTAATAATGCTGATTCACACTTAGTATTTTTAGATGAAATACAACAATACCCTAAAGTATGTGTTGTAGCAGGCGATGAGGAAAGAGAATATCAGCCTGGGGGATTTAAATGGAGATTTTTAGAATTAACAATTAGGGTCTATGTAGAAGATGCAAACGACCCTCAAGAAGTTTTGTCACTATTACTCGAAGATCTCGAAAGAGTAATTGACGATAATGACATACTAGTGTATGATGACACAGTTTCACCACACTTACAGGCGACGTCTTTAACGATTGGGTCTATAAGTACCG